ATCTGGTCTACAGTAGGAGCAATGGCTTCATTGCGCCATGCTGGTGAAGGTGCAAAGAATCTAATCGACAACGCCTCTGCTGCAAAGCAACGCCTAGTTGACAACTATAACACAGCTGGCAAAATAGATTACAAGACTGTTAAAGATGAACTTCAAAAAAATGGTGCAGAAATTGCACGTCTAACTAAAGAAGTTGCAAATCTTGAAACACGCGCTGCCACAGAGCTAGACAACGCAGACTTGGTTGGCGAACTTGTTGTAAAGAGGAAGGCGCTTGAGGCTGCGAATGCAGCATACGATGGCAATAACGCTACTCTAACAAGATTAGAACAGTCAAAGGTAGCCTCACGCAAGAAGCGCATCGGCGAAGAGGACATTGAACTAACTTCAACGGTTGATGGTATTGATGGCACAAAGCATACTGTATATGGTGCTTTCGGTGGACCGACTGGTGGATTGTTCCGCGAGTTAAACTCATCTCAGCGTTCATTTTACTCTTTACTAGAAGACTACTCAACCATTTATGGTACTAATGTATCAAGCAAAGGCCGTGGCGCTGTGCGCCCAGGAGATGTCAACTACTATCAAGAGTGGACAAATGCTATCAATGAGACATTTGCTAACGCTGCGGTTCCTCGTGCACTTATGTCTGGCAAAAGCGTTGATGAGGTTGCTAGAGAACTTGCTGACAACAAAGAGTTACGTGCTCGCTTAGGTATTCCACGTGATGAAGCACTAGAGTATGTTGTTACAGCACAGAAGTTTCTAGATGATTACATTCCTGCGGGATATGGTATCCGCGAAAAGATTATGTCAGCGCTTCCTGGCGAAGAAGCTGGTAAGATTACAGAGGATTTCCTACGTAATGCAATCCGTGACCCTGAAGTACTACCTGTAGTACATGGTCACCTACTAGACGCCAACATGAACCTTACTGTTCGTGGCGTATCTAACCGCATTACTGGTTCTTTATTTAAGTATCTAGCAACTATACCTGAAGATAATTGGGCACGTCACCCATTGTTTATTGACCTGTATGAGAAGTCAATTCAGAAGCGCTTTGAAACAGCAGAGTTCTTAAAGGGTGGCAAGTACACCCGCGAAGAGTTTGCTGAGTTACAGTATACCCTTACTGCTGGTGCTAGAGCTGACGCCATGAAGGGCGTTAAAGCGATTCTTTACAATGTAGAGCGACGCTCTAATGCTGCACATATGCTACGCTTTATATCACCATTTTTCTCTGCACAAGAGAACGCGGTTAAGACTTGGTTCAGAATCGGTATGGATAATCCTGCTATTCTAAACCGTGCTAACGTTGTATGGAATGCACCTGAACGCTCAGGTCTAATCACTAATGAAGAAACAGGCGAGCCAGTCCTACCAGGCCAAGCGCTAAACGCTAACGACACTATGTGGTTACCAATTCCTAAGTCGCTTAAGAAGCTTCCTATCATTGGTCAAGGACTTTCTTCCCTTGATGAAGTAGGTATCAGCAAGCGAAGCCTCGATGTTATCTTCCAAGGTAACCCATTCGGTGTATCTGTTGGTCCATTCGCTGCTATTCCTGTAGCAAATGTACTGAAGTTAAAGCCTGAACTAGAAGAGGTTGTATCCTTTGCGTTCCCATACGGACCTGACGATTCACTAAGCCAGTTTCTACCTACATGGGGTCGTAACCTTATTAAGGGTGTACAAGGATTAAACAATGATGATTATGCTAAGACTTACCAGCTTATCTGGCTAACAGAGCAGCAGAAGTCTAAGGAAACTAATCAACGTTACCTAAGCGATGCTGAAATCAAGGAAAAGACAGACGCATTCTATAAGATGCGTGTGGCTGCTAACCTGATTCTACCTTTTGCTCCACAGTTTGAAAGCCCATACAGGCTTTACATGGACAAGTGGCGTGAATACAGCCGTACCTACGGCCTAGGTGCAGATGCTAAGTTCCTTGAGGACTTCCCAGAATACTTTGGATTCGCTACATCATTGTCTAAGAATCCTACAGGTTCACAGGCTACAATGGATGATGTGCAAAATGCTAAGCGTTACAATAGATTAATCAGCGAGGTTGTTGGAGACAACTCATATCTAGTTGGTTTAATTACTAAGGGTTCAGGTGCTGCTAAGTTTAATCCTACAGCATACTGGTGGCAGTCAGAGACTGCAATTGCACCAGGAACACCTGAGACATATCGCAGTAAGCAGGACCCTAAAGAAGCACAGATGCAGAATGCTGCTCGTGAGGGCTGGGCAAAGTATCGTCGTGCTATGGTTGTATTAGATGCACATCTTGAAAAGCGTGGTCTTTCTTCTTTCCAATCAGCAGGTGCTGAAGACTTAGCATATGCAAAGCAGGTTGTTATACAGCAGCTAGCCTCTGATGTTGACCCAGAAACTGGTATACCAACAGGTGCTCCTAGCGCATGGTACCAGGATTACCGAGATGTTGATGGTACAAAGTCAGCTAAAACTATTGCTGGATTCAGAAAGATTATTTCTGATGATACATTCATGAAAGATAACGGAGACGACCCTACATGGAAGTCAGTTACTTTGTACATGAAAATACGTGATAGCATTGCTGCCAAATTAAGTGGACGTGCATCTGGTAATATAGATGCTAAACAGAACCAAGATTTACGATTGGTTCTTGACTACTACGTCAACCAACTCAAAGCTGGTGACTTGGAGTTCGCAAATATCTACGACAGATTCTTATCACAGGATAGAGTCTATGACAAATACCTAGATTCAGGACGATAATATGGCAACCAGACAAGAACTAATAGCACGCAAGAACGTGCTGATTGAACTAATTGCGGAAAAGACAAAGACAGATGTCACCGCAAGTACTGCTGCTGACCGTCTAAAAGGGCTAAAGGCCACAGAAGCCTATCGCAAAGAACTGGTAGATATCAATCGTCAGTTATCTGGTTTACCAAAGACTCCTCCTAAGAGTAAGAACAAGCCTGTACTTCCTGCTGCTCCAAAGCTTGCAGAGAACGCACCACTAGGTATAACAGATGACGTTATAGCAGACCTTGCAGGAGCGATTGATATAACTAATCCAGAAGCCTTTGCCGCAGGCGCACCTGGAAGTACAGCATTTGTGTACTTCGGTGAAACAAACAAGACAACTGATTTGAAGTTTAAGAATGGGTTACCTGTATCTTCTGTAACTCCTACAATCGCATTCAAGAATACTGTAATCACGGACTTCTGGAAAGATTCAGCACTACAAAACAAAATCATTGGTGCTTATGCAGCCAAGGGTAAGTCTATTAGCCAACTTGAGGCATATGGAGTTTGGGAGAAACTAGTTAATGTTTCTGCTGAAATCTATCAGGGTGGTAGGGGTGCTAAGGTTACGCCTATGCAACTACTAAACGATTCATTAAAGAGTGTTAAGGGTGATGAGCCAACTCTCCCAACGCGTTCTATCTCTAAGTTAGATAGAGCCACATCATTCCAGGCATTCGATAGTTGGGCTGAAAAGAAGCTCATGCGTACTCTAAACGAAGACGAGAAGGAAGACTTGTTTAAGGAAATAGAAAAGCTTAATACAGGAACTCTTACTGAATACAAGAAGGTTAAGAATAAAAAGACTGGTAAGATGGAGAATGTCCAGATAACTACACCAGGTTTAACATCTGGTGAGATACAGACTAGTGTTGAGCAGAAACTAATAGACCTAAACCCAGACGACGCTGACCGTGCATCCCGCATTCGGTTCGCTGACTGGCTATCAGGAAGTGTGGCAGGTGCATAAATGGCAGCATTAGATGCAGCAAACGATGCAAGAATCGCAGCACAAGCGGCGGCTGCTGCGGCAGCTGAGAAAGCGGCAGCTGAAGCTAAGGCTAAGGCTCAGCAAGAAGGTGTACAGACTGCTATATCCTATGGTATTAGCGAAGCACTTCTTGCGTCATACCCTGAACTAAGAGCAGTCTATGAGTTATTCAAAGCAGGTAACACTGGTAAGGCGCTAGAAGAGTTATATAAGACTTCGTACTACCAAGACTTAAGTCCTCTTGTAAAGAAGCGCAAGAAAGAACAACTTGAACAACCTGGTGTATACAAAGACTCTTTAGATAAGTACAAGACCGCTGCTCGAAAGCGGCTTGTTTCTGCTGGTGTCAAGATTAACATGGCAGACTTTGATAGTCTTGCAGTTAATGCATACGAGCGTGGACTAGATGATAACCAATTTGACGAACTCATCAGATTCTCAGGTAAGATTACTGGCTTTGGTGGAGATATCCTTGGTGATACATCATCACTTAAGTCATATGCTAACTCATTTGGCGTAGGTAAGTACCTAGGTCAAGCATACTGGGACCAGAAGTCTCGAGACTTGTTTACAGGTACAACCACAGTAGATGATATTAAAGCAGAGATTCGTGGTACCGCAGCAAGTGCGTTCCCTGGATACTCTGACCAAATTAACAATGGCATTACCGTTGATTCAATTGCTTCAGCCTACAAGGGCGCAATGGCTAACATCTTGGAACGTGATGCAGATTCAATTACATTTGAAGACCCAACTCTACGTGCTGCTTTGCAGTATATAGGACCTGATGGCAAGCCTGCAACTAAACCTTTATGGCAATTTGAAAAGGAACTACGCAGCAAGCCTGAGTGGGAGTACACAAATAATGCACGAGATACTATCGACTCATTGTCTCTTAAAGTTCTACGCGATTGGGGACTAGCATAATGGCATATACAGAAGCGCAGTGGAATAGATTCCAAGCAGACCTACCTCCTGAGGATAGAGTTTCTTATCTTGAGTATATTCGCCAAGCAGACCCTGCTAAATACACCGCTCTTACTGGTGGTACACTCCAACAATTTAGACAAGCGGAAGCGGCAAGTTTAGCAAACGCTCCTAGGGAATCAATCTCTGCAATTGAATCAGCTGCTGAGGCACGTGCAAGGGCACGCCAGGCGGCAAGCAATGCCACTGCTGCAGCGCAAACAATATCAGCAGAAGATATTTATTACACTGTTAAGGTTGGTAATACTGGAAAGACTCAGGCTCAACTTGATGCAGCAAAAAATGCAGCAGCAACAGCAAGTCAAATCAATGAATCCTATGGCAACATTGGCATCACATCTACTGTCGACCCAGTCACTGGAAGAGTCGTAACAACTAATAACAGTGCAGCAAAGATAGCAGCAGATAAGGCTGCAGCGGACGCAGCCGCAAAAGCGGCAGCGGATAAAGCTGCAGCAGATGCAAAAGCGGCAGCGGATAAAGCTGCAGCAGATGCTGCTATTGCAGCAGCAAAAGCAGCTGCAGAAAAAGCCGCAGCAGAAGCTGCTATTGCAGCAGCAAAAAGTGCAAAAGAACTAGAGGCAGCAAAGGCTGCTCTAGCAGCTGCAAATGCAGCAGCAGCAAAGGCGGCACAGGATGCAGCTGATGCAATAAAAGCCGCAGGTGCCAACGCCGCTGCGATAGCAGCTGCACAAGCAGCAGCAAATGCCGCAGCTGCCAATACAAATATTAACGTAACTGGTAATACAGTAATTCCAGGAGCAGGAACAACGGCAGCAGACATCGCAGCCAAAGCTGCAGCAGATGCTGCAAAGTTAGCACAACGTGAATCAACAATTAAGATTCTAACAGATAGATTTGCTCGCTACAACCTAGGTGGCCTTGCTAATAAAATTCGCGCTCTTGCAATTGATGGAGCAACAGAGGCTACGATTACAATTGACCTCATGGAAACAGACGAGTATCGCCAGCGCTTTAAGGCTAATGATGCACGCATGAAGAAGGGCCTACAGGTTCTTAACCCAGCAGAGTATCTTAATCTTGAAGATGGATACCGTCAGGTCCTACGTGCCTATGGCTTAAAGCAATTTGATACTGATGACTATGTATCTCAGTTCATCGCTAACGATGTATCTGCAGCAGAACTTTCTAACCGTGTAGTTACAGCAGTACAGCGCGTACAGAATGCTGACCCTGCTATCTCAAAGCAGTTGCGTGACTACTATGGCATTGGTCAATCAGACCTAGTTGCTTATGTACTAGACCCTAACCAGCAGTTCCAGAAGATTGAACGTCAGGTTGCAGCATCTGAAATTGGTGTAGCAGCAGCACGTCAAGGACTACAGGCTGGTGTATCTGTTGCTGAACAACTAGCAGCACAGGGTGTTACACAAGCAGAAGCCCAGAAGGGTTACGCAACTATTGCAGATATCCTTCCAACTGCTGAGAAACTATCTGATATCTATGGTTCAACTCTTGATGGTTACGGCCAGACAGAAGCTGAGCAAGAGGTATTTAATAGTTTAGCATCAGCACAACGTAAGCGTCAGAAACTTACACAACGTGAGATTGCATCCTTTAGTGGTGCAGCAGGCACGAACAAGACAAGTCTTGCCCAGCAAACGGTAGGACAATACTAGAATCCTGAACGGACCTATCGGCCCCGTCAGAGTAATAGACCGATAGTAGGAGCCAGCCAGTTTCCCCGAACTGAACTGAGGCCTGCGAACTAACAACGAATAGAAGGGTGGGTTGCTATGAGCAACAACTACTGGGACGACGAAGACGATGACCAAGATAACGACAACGACACACAATTGGACGGCAGTGACTTACTTAAAAAGTTACGCAAAGCCAAGCGTGCAGACGAGAAGCGTATCAAGGAACTTACTGAGCAACTTGAGACATTTACCAAGTCGCAGCGTGAGTCAACCGTCAAGTCAGTACTAGAAAAGAAGGGTGTAAACCAGAAGGCAGCACGTCTAGTCCTTAAGGATTTAGATGGTGATTTTTCAGAAGAGGCAGTATCGAACTGGCTAGACGAGAACGCTGACCTATTTGGTATAGAGGTATCAGAAAAGCGTAACGAACAAAATCTTGCGACATTGCGTCAGCAAGACGTTATGACTCAGAATGCCGTTACACCAGACCGAGCACAGGACCTAGAACAGCGCATGGACAATGCAGGTTCTATGGAAGAGTTAATCGCCCTGATGCAAGGACAACAATAATCAATCGTTCATAGTCAAGGAGACTAATCAAACATGCCAAACGCATATACAGATACCTCGAGCACGTCGCTCGGAGGTACAGTAGGTGGCGCTGGTCTCGTACAGAAGGCGTATGACCGCCTTCTAGAGTTCGCTCTCCGCTCAGAACCCCTAATTCGTTCTGTCGCAGATAAGCGCCCAGCAAAGCAAGCAATCCCAGGTTCAACTGTAGTTCTACAGAAGTACGTTGACCTAGACACAAAGACATCAACACTAACAGAGACAGTTGACCCAGATGCAGTAGCATTGTCAACACCAACATCTGTTACAGTGACACTTAACGAGTACGGTAACGCTGTACTTGTAACACGTGCGTTGGAACTATTCTCTCTAGCAGATGTAGACCCAGCAATCGCAAACATGATTGCATACAACCTAGCCGATTCTATCGACGTAGTTGCAATGAACACACTACGCTCAGGTTCAAACGTAATCTTCGGAGGCAACGCAACAGCAGTTGCAACTGTAGATGCATCAGATACACTAGACTCAGCAGACATCCGTAAGGCTGTTGCTAAGTTGCGTTCTAACAAGGCCAAGGGCCGTCGTGGAAACGCATACTGGGTTGGTATCCACCCACAGGTTTCACACGACCTTCGTGCAGAGACAGGCGACCTAGGATGGCGCTACCCACAATCACAGTCTGCTTCAGAAGCAAGCAAGATTTGGGCAGGCGAAATCGGTGAGTACGAAGGCGCATTCTTCGTAGAGTCACCACGTCTATACAACGCTAAGTCAGGTGCAGACCAGACAGCACTAGCAACAACAGCAGTAACAGTAGCAGGAACATCAGCAGGATTCACATTCGGCGTTGCTTCATCATCTGTTATCGCATCACGTGCTGAAGCAGGAGACAAGATTTCAGGAACAGGTATCGCTACAGGTGCTAAGATTACTGCTATCTCAACTTCAGGTTCAACAACAACTATCACAGTTGATACAGCAAACACAGCTGCAGTTACAGCAACAACAACTGTTACAGTAACTCCAGTAACTCGCGTATTCGATACAATCGTTGCAGGTTCACAAGCAATGGCAGAAGCCGTAGCTGAAGAGCCACACGTAGTTATCGGTAACGTAACTGATAAGTTGATGCGCTTCCGCCCAATGGGTTGGTACGGCGTACTTGGCTTCGCAGTATACCGTGACGAGGCTCTATACCGAATCACAACAGGTTCATCAATCGCTGCTAACTAGTAGTTAATTGACTGCTGGGCAGGGGAAACCCTGCCTGGTGGTGAATCCACTAAAGGAGGAGTCATGACAGAATACATCTTCAAGACACCAACAGTCGATGAAGGTTTCGAAGGAGTTCAACGACTCTTTACGTTTTATAAGTTAACACGTGGAATCAGTATCATCAGAGTTGATGGAACTTACCGTCAGGTTCGTTATCCATATGATGGTGACTTAGACACTTACCAAGAAGTATATCTTGGTGGTAGCCAATACACTGTAGATGAAGCAACTCGAGAGAACTTAATCAACGCAAACGTTGGAGTAACGACAGCAAATTTCACAGCAATATAGGGGACATATGGGACACGAACACGCAAGCAAGGTTCTTGAGTGGGGATATAAGTTAGTAGATGGAGACATGATTCCATACTCAGCATTATATGGGTGTGTGTATTGTGATGCTACATCAACTGAACCGTTTCCTGACGAGAACAATATCTTTGTAGACCACACTAAATGTGGACCTGATTGCTTCGGCTGTAAAGCCAGAGGACTTCAGATGAATACTGGTGATGCTAATGGTCAGCGAAATGCTCCACGTAAACGCTTTGAGAAAGAACTTGAAGCATACAGGGATGCACGCAACCAAGGTATTCAACCTGGTGGTACATCAATGGAAAAGATTCGTGAGGCAGAACGTGCCTCCGAAGTATTGAATAAGCCGTACAACGCTGAATCAATGCCAGATGCAAAGCACGTAAACAAATCAACCGCAGCGGTAATGAAAGAGATAGGACAAGTATGATGATGAAGAACAAGGCTTACAAGATGGGCGAAAAGATGGAATCCAAGTCTGAGAAGATGATGGAAATGAAGATGGGCAAGAAGAAGATGGCTAAGAAAACAGCCAAGAAGATTGCCATGAAGAAGATGGGTAAGAAGAAGTAATGCCAAAAGTCGGAATGAAAGAATTCCCATACACAGCAAAAGGTATGGCAATGGCAAAGGCTGAGGCCAAGAAGACTGGCAAGCCAATGAAGAAGGCCGTCAAGAAGAAGGCGAAGAAAAAGTAAATGCCAAAGATGACACCACAAGATGCAGCAATGCTTAAGATTTTTCAGAAGGAATATGGCACAATGGTATATCCATCACCAGTTCGTGCATCAACCGCCGATAGCGCACGCAGACAAGCGGAAGCAAAAGCGGCTAAGGCTAAGAAAGCCAAGAAGTAATGAAGAGTAAAGTTCAGAAAGTAATGGGCGAGTTTAAGCGGGGAACACTACACTCTGGTAAGGGTGGTAAAGTTGTTAAGAACCCTAAGCAAGCTATTGCAATTGCTCTCTCTGAGGCAGGCAAGTCAAAAGCAAAGAAAACTGTTAAGAAGGCGAAGAAAAAATAATGGACCCAAGACTAAAGCGAGCAGGAGTATCAGGCTTTAACAAGCCTAAGCGTACACCAAATCACCCAAAGAAGTCACACGTTGTTGTGGCAAAAGAAGGAGAGAAGGTCAAGACTATTCGCTTTGGTCAACAGGGCGTTAGTGGTTCTCCAAAGAAAGAAGGAGAGTCTGCATCTTACGCAGCACGACGTAAGTCGTTTAAGGCTCGTCATTCAAAGAACATTGCCAAGGGCAAGATGTCTGCTGCATACTGGGCGGATAAAGTCAAGTGGTAGCAAAGAAAAAAGCAAAGTCAAAAGTTAATGCGGCTGGCAATTATACCAAGCCAGCAATGCGTGCTTCTTTGTTTAAGAAGATTAAGGCAGGCTCAAAGGGTGGAGACCCTGGCGAATGGTCTGCTCGTAAGGCTCAGTTGCTTGCAGTTGAGTACAAGAAAGCAGGAGGCGGTTACAAGTAATGGCACTTGCTAAGTCACAAAAGTCCTTAAAGAAGTGGACCAAAGAGGAATGGACAACCTCTGATGGTAAACCATCTAAAGGCAAGAAAAGATATTTACCTAAGAAAGCCTGGTCTGCGCTGAGCGCTTCTGAAAAAGAAGCAACTAATAAAGCAAAAGCCGCAGGCAATGCAAAGGGTAAGCAGTTTGTAAAACAACCAAAGTCCATAGCAAAGAAAGCTGCGAGGTTTAGATAATGGCAACAGGAGAAGCAGGTAGCACATTTGCTGATGAGTTAAATCGTCTTGCAAACGGTGGAACATATCCAGCGCCAACAGCGTACAAGTCTGAGCAAGGTGCAGCCAATGCTTATGCATCAACTAGTGGTTTAGGAATTATTGCTGCACTTAATATTAAGGCTAGCGCAAGTCGTCAGCCTAATGATTACAAGATGATGAACGCTATCTGTAATGAATTGGCAGGAACTACTGGACTATCAGCCGTTGTTGCATTAAGGAGCATAAACCTATGACAACACTATCACAGATGGTTGATGAAGTTCTTATCAACCTTTCAGGTTATACATACCAACAGGACCGCTCTACATATCTACGCACAGCAGTCACAACACTGACATCTCCAAGTACATCACCTACAGTCCTATCTCTAGGCGATACAAGCAACGTAGGTAAAGGTATCCTTGAAGTTGACGAAGAACTTATGTGGGTTGATTCATTTGACCGTGTTGGTAATACAGCAACCGTGTCACCTTACGGCCGTGGGTATCTAGGAACAGGTGCTGCTACACACGCAGCTGATGCTAAGGTTACTATCTCACCTATCTTCCCACGCTATGTAATTAAGAAGGCTATCAATGATACCATCCGTGCGATGGGTGCTAGCCTACTTGCTGTCAAGCAAACAACATTTACTTTTAATGCAGCGATTAACACTTACGAGTTTGAAGACTTAGGTATTGAAAATATTCTAACTATGTCATGGCAGGATACAGGTCCTTCTAAAGAATGGATTCGCATCAAGCGTTGGGACTTTGACCCATTTGCAGATGTAACTACTTGGGGTGCAAACTCTCAGACAGTTACTATCTATGACTACATTACTCCAGGTCGCACAGTAAAGGTGATGTATGTTACACCTCCAACTGCATTAGAAAACTCAAACGATGTATTCACAACTACTACAGGTTACCCTGAGTCAGCTCGTGATATCGTAATTCTTGGTGCATCATACAGACTATTGGCTTACCTTGACCCAGCACGTGCGGGCCAAATAAGCCCACAGGCGGACGAAACAGATGGCAAGCGCCCATACGGTGCAAGCGCATCAGCAACAAAGCAACTCTTTGCTCTTTACTCACAACGTTTGAACGAGGAAGTAGCAACACAGCAAAACGCCTACCCGCCACGAATTCATTATACTCGATAGGAATATAAATGACAACACGCAATTACTCCTCTCGCTCACAGCAGACTACACTGACAAGTGCCGTCACCGCTGGCGCATCAACGATGGTTGTCCAGTCAGGTACTGCCCTTCTTGGTGGCCAGTCTATTCCTGCGGGTACAACCTTTACGATTGTTCTTGACCCAGATACAGCAATCGAAGAAATTGTAGATGCCACCGCGGTATCGACTAACACCTTCACAGTAACCCGTGCTATTGATGGTTCCTCAGCCCAGGCTCACTCAGCTGGTGCTGTTGTTCGCCACATGGCAATCGGCCGCGACTACCGCGAATCTAATGCCCATATCGAGGCTTCTACGGGCGTTCACGGCATCTCAAACTCTTCATCGGTTGTCGGAACTATCGACACTCAGACCCTGACTAATAAGACCCTTACAGCCCCTACAATCACCAACCCAAGCATTTCTGGTGCAGGGGTAGATGCAAGCATTGTCTTCGAAGGTGCTACAGCAGATGCCTATGAGACTACCCTTACAGTGGTCGACCCTACACAGGATAACACAATCACAATGCCTAACACAACAGGCACAGTGGTTATCGCTACGGCAGTACAGACACTTACAAACAAGACTTTAACTAGCCCGACTATCTCTGGCTCTCCAGTTATTACTGGTCTATCCTCTGCAGGGATGTCAGCATCCTCTGCTACACCTAAAGATTACGTAGATAGCATTTTAGGTTCAGCAACTGCAGCAGCAACTTCTGCTGCTAGTGCAGCAACTAGCGCTACCTCTGCTGCTACAAGCGCTACAAGCGCAGCAGCCAGTGCCACAGCAGCAGCAGCCTCCGCAACAACATCAGCGAGTTCTGCAACAGCAGCAGCAACCAGTGCTACAAGCGCAGCGGCATCTGCTACAGCAGCGGCAACTAGTGCAACTAGTGCAGCAGCAAGTGCAACTACTGCCGCTAACTCAGTAGCGACAATTGCAGGCTATGCAACTACTGCTTCTAACTCTGCTAGCGCAGCAGCGACTAGCGCTGCAAGTGCTGCAACATCTGCTGCATCTGCAGCGGCATCTACAAGTGCTGCTGCTGCTAGCGCAACCGCTGCAGCGACAAGTGCCACATCTGCTGCTGCGTCAGCAACGGCTGCAGCCACATCGGCTACTAGTGCTGCTACATCGGCAACGGCTGCAGCAACATCTGCTACTAGCGCTGCTGCAAGTGCAGCCTCTGCTGCTGGTGTTTTATCTGCAGCCTATACGGCAAAGGGTGTAATACTTGTAGGAACAGGTGCTGGTGCCTATGCTGCTCAGACAGTAGGAAGCAATGGACAGGTACTTACCGCTAACTCTGCTCAAGCCGATGGTGTTGAGTGGACGACTGTTGATGCTTTACCAAGCCAGACTGGTAATTCAGGAAAATATTTAACTACTAATGGCTCAGCAGCAAGTTGGGCTACAATAACAACTGACCCAACACCAACCGCGTTTATGCTCGGTGGAATGTAACTAAGGAGAAATAATAATGCCAACAACATACAAGGTGCTAGGGCAGTCTAACCCGTCTGCTACCACGGCAACAACATTATATACAGTGCCATCTGCTACACAGGCGGTTGTATCTACAATCACCATTGCTAACCAGACAGCAACTGCTGGTACCTATCGAGTAGCGGTACGCCCAGTAGGAGCAACCCTGGCAGCACAGCACTATGTAGCCTATGACGTTTCCCTTCCTGGTAACGCTACAGACACCCTGACTCTAGGTGTGACCCTGGGAGCTACAGATGTAATCACAGTCTATGCCTCAGCAGCAACATTCTCATTCAATGCTTTCGGAAGCGAGTTATCATAATATGACAGTTGGACGCATACCTTCGGTTGAAGGTGGTATTCAACCAACGCTATTGACAACCAAGGG